ATATTTGTTTCCTAACCAATCGTGGTCCCAAAACCACTGCCAAACGTATTTTACCATGAATTACCCGGGTACAAACACACAGCCCACTTCCTTAAAGCCCGATACCGGGTCATTATGAAGGTTTTTATTTCCCAGAAAACCGCCATTTCTTTGCCAGGGTCCCAAACCCCCATTTCTTCATTTTTTCGCCACTGGTTCGTCATCTTTAAGTTCCAACTCGTCAATTGTCCAATTACATTGCTGTATTGCACCTTGTATTTGTCCAACACTTGACTCCATGTTTCTAATTGCGTCTCTGCCTTGGTTAATTTTATTAATAAGATCTTTTGCTTGATCTTCTAATTCTTTTTTTCTAGCTAATATTTTATCTTTCATATTTTCCTTTCGATGAACATTTTGCACTACACAAAAATGTCAGTTTATATTTTTGTTTTGGATAAAATTTTTTATCTATCCAATACAATAATTCTTGAAACCAATTACCACACACAGAACATTTAAATTCAGGTCCTGGGCGCGCGCAGCTCGGATCATACTCCACAAAGACCTTCGCATTCATCTGCAAATTCTTCATCAAATGTTTCACCAAACAATGACGCTTGTTTCTTTGGTTCTAAGAAATTTATTTCTCCTAACGGTTTTGCTGATTTATGTAAATATAATTTAGCTTCAGAATTTTTTAATCCGTTTCTAATTTTATCATCTACTTCTACAGCATCTGCAAAGTCTTCTGGATAATTTTTCTGCATGTTTTTCCATTGATCATTGTGATGATATGGACAACCAATACAAGAAGATTTGCCTGGCATAGGATGTTTCTTTATATCACGGTACCATTGTAAACAATCCATACGTGACATTCTCATTTCAATTAAAGGCCAACGTGATGTCAACCATGGTAGTCTTGCATTCTTCATACGCATGGCCTCATCTGTAGATATACCTATCCACTGTTCTACTTCCGTTCCTTTCTTTACCCTGTGTCTTGGTTTTACTCCAAGTAATTCTCTAATCTTTTTTTGTATAGGGATAACTTTATAATCATGTGTACACTGACGATATAGCATCCCTACACGTCCACCTTCACGTGCAGCAAACAACGGTGGGTTTGGTACACGTCCAGCAAACGACTTTTCCTCTTCTCTAGACCCTGGCACTGGGTTCGCTGCATTGATAAGGTCTTCACGAAGATTACCTCTCTCTACAGTGATTAGCGGACAGATCGTTATAGCTTTCTTTAAATATTCTACATGCTCGTATACAAACTTAGGTTCCCACCCAGTGTCAGCAAATATCATGTAGTCTGGTTTATGTTTTGTTAATCCTTCTTGTGCCATGAGCGCCAGACAGGATGACTGAACCCCTGCTCCGAGCGATAAAATGCGCATGGTTGGCTCTTTTTTGTTTCCTTCTTCATCAAAGTATTCTGGTTCTTTGGTAGCCGCAACTGCAGCCATAGTATTAAGTTGTTTTTTATTAGGAGACATTTTAC